GTGGGTCACGCCCAGCCAGCTCGGCCTACCGACCGAGCTCGCTGTCCTCCGGCCCGTGGCCGAGCAGGTGGCTGCGTGTCGCAAGACGGTGACGTCTGGGTAGCGACGAGCGAGGACCAGGAGTGGGTTGCGGGGCGGCTCGTCGCCGCCCCTGGTCGTTCGAAAGGAGGTCAAGGTGGAGTTGAGCCTCGAGATGTTACTCGCGATCCTGAGCTCCGCGACGGTGAGCACGCTCGCCGGGTACGGTCTGCACCGGCGCATGTACCGCGCGCAGACCGAGGCCGCTACCGCCGACGCGCTCGCGCGCTATCAGAACGTCATCTCGGGGCTCTGGCAACGGCTCGAGGAACTCGAGCGGCGCGCGTACGAATTGCAGCGGCACATTCACGAACTCGAGCACGAAGTCGAGAACCTCCGACTCCTGGTTAAGGCCTACGAGAATCGATTCGGGCGGCGGTTCACGATCATGAGCGGGCGCGTCGTCGAGCTCGAGGAAGGGGGCTGACTGCCATGAAACTTCCCGAATACGAGTTCAAACCGCTGGCCGAACTCGCGTGGTTCGTGCTCGTCGCCGTCATGACCGTTCTGTTCCAAGCGCTCGCTGAATTCGAACCCTCTCGCATCGAGGACTGGCGAACGTGGTTCGTCGCGCTCGGTGCGGCGATGGTGCGGGCCGGCGCAGGTGCGGCGCTCGCCTGGCTTACCCGACGCGGCGTCACGCGGGAGCCGTGAAGCATGGAGGGAAGTCGTGCGCTGGTCTCTCGGCTGGTTCCCCTGCCCGCATTGTTGTTATCCGTACGACGTTCTAAAACTCTGGCTCGGCGCGATCGAGACTTGCGTCGCATGCGGTGAACCCTTGCGCCCGGGTTCTGCGCGACGCGTCGTCGAACGCGGCCGCACGGTCGATCTCGTGACCTGCCCGTGGTGCGGCGCGACGCAGCGCTGGTCTGCGCTCGAGCGGATCGGTCTCGACGAGCGACGAGAACGCGTCCGCTACGAGTGTCACGAGTGTCGGCGGCCGTTTACCGTCGAGCACGATCCGACCACGGCCGGTCAGGCGAGTCTCGCTGAGCTCGACGAACGAGAACGAGCATGGCTCCTTTTCATGCGCAGTCTCGTGCGTAGCGGGGAGATCGAACCATGACCGCCATGCATAACGGGCTCGTCACGCTCTTCGCCGCGCTCGCGAACCAGGGCATCGCGGTCGTGGCGTGGTACGAGCACGATCATGCGATCGGCCTCGTGGTCGCGGGCGGGCACGTGATCGAGGTCGAGCGGCGGCGTGCGTGCGGTGAGCCGCTCGTGGTCGCGGACATGCTCGCGCAGTATCTCCCGCGCCGGTCTGTCCCGCGCGAGTACGACCCCTCTGGGGTGCCGGAGATCGCGCCGTCCACCGCGCGCTGGTGGGAGTTTTTGCGTTGGTATCGCTCTGAACGGTGCGAGGGGGTGAAACGATGAGTGTGAGCGAGCTTCTCGTGGTGGGTGTGCTCCCGAGGATTTCGGCTGACCGATTTGCGGCGTTCCTGCGCGAGGTAGGTTCGCCGGCTGCCGCCGAAGCGCACGATGCCTGGTCGGCGGTCGCGGCCGAGGGGGTCGATCCCCTGTTCGCCTTGGCGGTCTTCTGGCACGAGTCGCGCGCTGGAACGACCGGCGTCGTCGCGCAGTATAACCTCCGCAACCCGGGTGCGACGCGGTCCAGCCGGACGGGCGTCGGCGAACCCGTCACTATCCCCGGCCGGGGCCAGTTCTGGCGCTATCCTAATTGGGTAGCAGGTTTTCTCGATCTTGCGCGGCGGCTCGTCGACCCCGGCTTCGTCTACCGCCAGCGCGGTGCCTGGAGCGTCGAGCAGATCATCCCGCTCTGGGCGCCGGCAAGCGACGGCAACAACCCAGCGAGCTACGTAGCCGCGGTGCGCTCGTTCATGGCCAAGCATGGGAGCGAGCCGCTCGGCGACGTTCCGCTCCGCATCGCCTGGATACCCGCCGGTGCGCGGAACCGCCCCGGGTATCCCATGCGACCGGCGTGGATCACGATCCACGAGACGGCGAACGAGGCGCGCGGGGCGAACGCTGAAGCGCATCGTCGGTTCGTGCACGCTGGTGGTGGACCAGAGGGCGTCAGTTTCCACTTCGTCGTGGATGATCGCGAGGTCGTTCAGCTCCTGCCGACGCTCGAGAACGGCTGGCACGCCGGCGACGGTGCGAACGGCACGGGAAACCGCGCGTCGATCGGCATCGAGCTCTGCGTGAATGCCGACTCTGACTGGGAGCGGACGCAGGAGCACGGCGCGCGACTCGTGGCTGCGCTGTGCCGCGCGTTCGGTTTGCCCGTCGAGCGCGTGGTGCCGCACCAGCACTGGAGCGGCAAGCAATGCCCACGCCGGATACTGGCTCAAGGGTTCGACGGCTTCCGCAATCGGGTGCGGACGGCATTGGGGGTGAACGTGGAGAAGCCAGCGATCGTCCAGCTCGGGCCATACGGCCGTCACGTGGGACACGGGTTCCTCGAGTTCTGGCGACAGATGGAGCGTGTGCACGCGACGCTTCCACTCCGCGTGCTCGGCTGGCCGCGCAGCGAGGAGTTCTCGCACGACGGCGCGACGTACCAAGTTTTCGAGCGTGCCGTGCTTAAGTACGACGCTCGCGAGCAGGGAGAATGGCGCGTCCATGTCGCCCTGCTCGATGAGGCGTTGCGCGTCGTCGACTCCGCACGTGCGCGCGGTCTGCTGTGAGGCTCGCAAACGAGAAGCGCCGGCATCCTGACTCAGGATGCCGGCGCCGGTGGTTTCGCCTGTGCCATGACCTTTCTCCTTACCACCCCTAGCCTGCTCGGTTTGCCCACTCTCTCATGGCTTCCTCTGCCAGCGCAGCTACGTGGCGTTCAATGCAGTGCTCCTCGTCATCGCTTTCCGCCAAGACGCGGCAGCATCTGCCATCGTCCACGACGAGGATCCACGCGTCGGGGTACGCGCGTTGGATCTTGGCGGCGAAAAGCTCGAAGAGGTCTTCGAAAAACACGCCGCCTTGTTGATCAGACCAGCAGTTCCGGGCAAGCTTAATCACCAACATACTATCCTCCCTTCTCGCACGTACAGGGGTGCGGAGCGCGTGCAAGGCGTTGGCGCACGGCTCATCCCTCCGCCAATCGTGCCAGCCGCAGCGCGCCCTCGAACGACTGCGGCCGACGGCCAGGGCCTGGCGTCAGGTCGAGCGCTTCGCACCCCCAGGCGAGGCGTAGGATGAGCCCCAGCCGCGCGATCGGGTCGAGTGCGGCGATGCGCTCGGCGAGGCGATGGGCAGTTGTGTCATCGACGCCCGCGAAGGCGGCTTCATCGAGGATCGCCGTCGGCAGATTCTTGACTTCGACCTGGACGCGCGGTTCGCCGGTGGCGTTCCGCGCGCGGGGACGCCACTCGCGTGCGATGGCGAGGAGCGCCTGCGCCTCGTCGTCGGGAAGCGCAGGCGCCTCGTCCATCAGCGCGAGCGCCCATTCCAAAAGGACACGGCCGAGCGCCCCAGCAGGGGCGCCGGCGGCCGTGTAACGTTCGATCGCGCTGGCCAGGGCGCGATCGAGATACACAGTTGGCCGCTTCACGCTGTTACCTCCTCCCAGACCACCAGCCAGGCCACCGATGGTTCACCCTCTCCCCATCGAAGATAACCGTACCCCGGCAGACGTAGAGCCTCCTCGACAGGCAGTGCTTCAGGTGCCGGGCGGGCATCGCGCACGCGGACAAACGGCCAGTGTCGGCGCATCGCATGTTCGACGTCAAGGGCGACGAACCCGTCCGGCCCGGCCGCACCGCGCTCGTGCCAGGGCCACGTCGTGTAGAAGACGTCGGCGTGGAACGGCGGCCGACAGTATGCGTTGCAGGAGTGAACGAAAGAGGAGGTGGTCATGCGACCACCTCCTCTTCGTCAGCAATGAAGGTCATAACGGTATCGTCCCCGCCGTACTCCGTAACGAGGACACCCTCGTCCTCGTCAAACTCGACGCGGCGGTGGCTCGCGCGGCACTCCTCGGCCGCGCGGCGAAGGTATGCCAGCGCGGACTCGCGGCTGGCGAACGACGCCACAAGGCGCAGCGCCCCGTCAACGGTCCGCGAAATCACCAGCATAGTTACTACTCCTTTCCCTCTTCCTCCTGCAAGCACGCCATACACACGTCGTAAGGACCCGAAAGCGGGATTAGGGGGTGCGCTGGGCAGTGCCACCCCCAGCCCAGCCCCCTTACGATGGACTCAGCTTCGTCCACCGTAAGGGCGCCTTCATGGACCAGGCGGCTCGCCAATCGAATGAGCGCGAACGCGCGCTCTCGATCGGCCCAGACATGGTCCAGCTGGCCCTTGCCAGTTGACCATGCCTCGGAAACCACCCGATAGTTGTACGGCTTGGCGATGAGGACTACGAGCGCACCCGCGCGCGCTCGCGAGTCCTCAAAGTAGACCTCGTCAAAATACAGAGAACAATTGGGAAAGTCGAACGCCTTCATCACATCCTCCTTTCTGTTTGTTCTCTTGATTTGTCTTATTCCTCGTCGATCCAGGCATCAATGTAGAATGGTTCCCAGACATCCCCCATAATGTCTGGGTACGCGTCGGACGGCCTATTTCCGGGCACGACATAGACGCCGTGCCCGTACCGGGACAGGTCGATCTTCTCGGCCTGTTCTGGTGGGTCGGCCACAATTGTGTCGCCGCATGCCCAGCCAGCCAGCGCGGTCTGGCCAGCGAGCGCAAGCTCGGCAACCTGCCTGGCTCGCTCTGACGGTAGCCATTCGAGCCAGGCGGCCAAGTGATCAAGCGCATCCTCATATGAGGACACGGCAATGCGCTCTACTTCAGCTGTCACACATCCCTCCCAGATGACTCCGGCACAGATAACCAGTTCCATGCCTATCCTCCCCTCGTTCCTAGTCGTATTCTATACGACTAGTCTGAGCGTGTCAAGCGCTGTGACTGATGTAGTTCCTGAGCTCGGCCACATGCAGCTGCGGCTCGTTGACCCGGCTCAGCCGCTCGCTAGCCCCCTGGGCAGCCAGCTGCACGGCAGCCACGGGGTCAAGATCGAGCTCCTCAGCTTTCTTGCAAAGGAGCTCGGCAACATGGTTTACCAACTTCTCCCGGGAAACTTCGATCATCCCCCGAGTCGTGACCAGAATCACTTGAATTCCTTGAGCCTTGACCTGCTGCACCAAGCGCTCAGCCTCCTGCCGGGCAAGCGACGCCATGCGGGTGCGCTGCTCGCGCCGCTCCTCGAGCCGCGACTGGAGGCGGGGCAAGCACTCGGGGTTGATCGCACCGTGCTCTCGGGACCAGAGGATCTCCTGGCCCCGCGCGATCGGATTCCCACAGACCTTGCAGCTACCCGGGAACTTTGCAGTCATCTTCGTCATCGGTCATCCTCCTTTCGTAGTCGTATAATACACGACTTCGGCTTCCGTGTCAAGCCCCTTCACCGAAACAGCACGCGCGCGGTGTCTGAGGAAGGTGGGGCGGGCTTGTTTTCGCATGAGAGCTGTTATCTGCACCTACGGATACGGGCGTATTGATCACAACGTGATCACGTTGTGATCAATACGCCTAGCCCCATGCCCACGACCACCCTCTGGGATCGCTTCCTGAGGCTGTGACTCGCACACGAAGCACCTCCAGGGCCTGCCGCCGCTCGCTTTCGTCCATTTGTTGGAGGTTGATTCGCACCCGCCGTGCGTACTCGGCGAGCGAGACAAGTTCGATCTCCTGCCGTTGCCGCTCAGCGAGTGCCTGCTCGACCTCGGTCAGCAGGTGGCGTAGTCGCTCGCGCTCCGCCTCCAGCTCCGCCACCTGCCGGCGTACGAGCTCCCAGAGTGCATCATCGTCGTCCTCGGCGCGGGCGTACCGGCGAACAAGCCGTTCCTGCTGTGCGGCAATCCGTGCCAGTTCCCGTTCGATACTCGCACGCTGCCGCTCCAGTTTATCATCGCGCGGAGTATGCCGCCGACGCTCCAACTCGGCTTCGATCAGCCGGAGATCGCTGAGCAGAGCCGAAACCTGGTCCCAGATCCAGCGCTCAATCCGTTCAGCCGGAACGCGACCGGCACCGCAGGCACCGCTCGGAAACTCGCGCGAGGAGCAGCGGTAGATCCGACGGCCACGATCGACATCGGCATACATTCGTCGTCCGCAGACGGCGCAGCGAATGAGTCCGCGCAGGAGATATGGTCGCTGCTCGTTCCGCGCACGCTCGCCGTGGTTCTGGCGCAACCGCTCCTGGGCGGCCAGCCAAAGCGACCGCTCCACGATCGCCGGCGTGACCCCGTCCGGTAGCCTGAGCCACTCGCCCGGATCCCGCAGACGGGGATTTCGGCCTGGCCTGGCCTCCCATCGCAATGCCCACGTCTCGCCCATGTATGCCGGATCGGTAAGGATGCGGCGCACTGTAGATTTCCCCCAGTGTGGCGTGTGACCATCGCGATACTGACGCCGCGATATTGCTGGTGCTGGTACACCCTCCCCGTTCAGCCTGCGCGCGATCTCGCGCAGTGAGAGCCTATCAAGGACATACCAGTGATAGATACGGCGCACGACATCCGCCTCGACTTCGCAGATGACACGCCGCCCTTCCTCGTGCCGGTAGCCGTAGAGCGGTGCGGAAGCGGCGAGAAACACGCCACGTTCCAGTAAGGCCCGCTTGGCTCGCATGGTGCGCTCACGAATCTGTGTCCACTCACGCTTGGCTGCCCAACCACGCACGAACGCGACCAGAGTTCCGGTGTCGTCCTCTGGGACGCGCTCGGTCACACACGCGAGCGCAACACCAGCGATACCGAGCAGGACCCGCACGGCGGTCACGTGTTCCGGGTCGCGCGACAGCCGATCGAGCGCATGGCAAACGACGAGGTCGAAGACGCCCCGCTGTGCATCGGCGAGGAGGCGCTGGAGTTCCAGCCGTTCCCACACCGTGCCCGATGCTGTGTCGGCGTAGACTGCGACGACAGTATGGCCGTGCTCGGCGCACCAGGCGCGGCAGGACGTCTCCTGTGTTGGCAGGCTGGCGTTGTTGGCCTGTTCGTCCGTCGAGACACGGCAGTAAATTGCTGCACGCATCGACTAGCCTTTCTCAGGACTTTCAACGACCTTGTCTGTCAGGACCGCTCGCAGCCGATCCCGTTGCCATCCCGATCGAAGCCGTGCGGGTCGGGCGGGAGGACGCGGAACCGGCGGTATGGGATGTCGCGGCAGTCGAGATCCGGTGGCGGCGGCGGAATGCAAACGTCCGGGTAGCTCGGGTCGCACTTGCGGTCACGAGTCGGCGTCGCCTGCCGACGTTCCGGCGTCGGCGTGGCCGCTGGCACCCCAAACTCGCCACATGCGCCCCACAGGCCCCGTCGCTGCTCGCGCGCCTCGCGCTGGAGCTGCACGAATACGTCAGCGTACTTCACATCCGGCGGGTACGTCACAACCTGGGCATAACCCTGCGCCACCAGCTCGTAGTTGAGCATCCGTCGACCGTCCGGATGCTCAAGCCACACATAGCGGAGAAGACGTCCGTAGCGGTCGGTCTCTGACACGTCCCGCTCGAGCAAAACGCGATTGTTCGCCCGGCGGATCATGTTGGTCGTGAACTGGGCCGCCTCGCGCCCGTAGCACTGGACTGGCTGGCGCGGGTCAACCGTCTCGGGAGTATCCACGCCGATGAGGCGCACGGTAACGATCTGCCCGTTGAGGAGGACCTTGATCGTGTCACCGTCTACGATTTCCACGACCATCGCGGACACCAGCTGGACGGGCGTTGGGGTGGGCTGCGCCGTGGGCGTGGGAATCGGTGTCGGCGTTGGTCCTGCTGTGGGGCTGGGCCGAGGCGTTGGTGGTGCCGCCGGTTGCGTCGCCCGACTCGCAGGTGTAGATATGTTGGCAGCTGCTTTTTCACCGACGGTTGGCGTGGGCGTCGGGTTCTCGATCACCCCACTAGGCAAGGAAGCACCAATGACGCTCAGCCAGAGCAGGACCGGAACAACGCTTAGGCCCAGTGACAGACAGCCACCTCGCCGAGCGAGCCACGCAGCAGCCAGTGGCCCCCAAAAAACGAACCACAGTATCACCTGGACCCAGACACGTTGAGCGCGAAACCAAACCCAGAACCGGTCAGCCACTCGCGTGCTCCTCTTGTACGAAAGTTCCGGGAGCTTCTCTCACATTAGCCGATAACCGATCTGCACCAGCCACGGAGGAACGTCGCAGGCGGCAGCAATTAGGTCAATTGTGCGATACTGGCGCACGGCCCACTCCGGAATCAGTAAACGTGCTGCGGCAATGGTGGCTTCGCGTTCCAACCGTGCGTCCCAGTGATAAGCAAAACCCGCCCACTGGCAGGTTCGGATCACGGTCTCATCGCCGTTGAGCCAGTGGCCCAGCTCATGGGCAATCACAGCGCGCTGCTCCGCGCTGGACAACTGCGCGTTTATCCACATGAGCTTGACACCTCTGTAAATTCCCGAGATACCGAGAATGCTGCCCAGATTCTGCTGAAACTCGATTTCCCAACCTTCGCGCTCAGCAATACAGTGCACCGGCACCGGAACTGCTTCGTGCGCACGATGGCGCTCAATGAGTTCCGCCAGCGCACGCTCCCCCGCAGCAGGCAAGGACGACACTCGCATTCTTCCCCCAAAGGTTTGCTCCAAGTCTACTCGGGACTACACGGTGGAGTCAATGATCTGGTTTTTCCGCTGCTCGTCGGGCCAGTGCGCGCGCGAACTCAGCGAACACTCGCACCATTTCCCGGTCAGGATGTTCCTGTCCGGGTCCCACAAGCCAACGCTCCGCGTAGGTCACGATAGCAGGCAGATCAAGCTCCGATTCACGTTGGCATTCGATCGGGTAGCCCGCGGCCCGGACCAGCTCGGACACGGGAACGTCGAGCGCACGTGCGAGCGCGACGAGTTGGTGCGGTGGGGGCAAGTACCCCTCGGTGGTCGTGTTTTCCATGCGTGAGATGGTGCGCTGGTGAATTCCCGTGAGTTCCGCCAACTGCTCCTGACTCAACCCCCGCAGAAGGCGCAAACGGCGTAAAGCCTTACTGAATCCCGACGCCTCCACGTTCATACCCTCCTCCTTATTAGAACGTCCTCGTCTACACGATAGAACGACACTGCCCAGACGTCTATTGACAGCATCGAGTAGCTCTGCTAAGCTAGACGCTAGATGGGAGGTGTCAGACATGAAGAAGCTAGCTACGACTACCCATCGGCGTCCGAACGGTTCGGCACGGCGAACTATCGCAGCACACGTCGATGAGGCTGCTGTTATCGGCGTCGATCGTTTGGTGGAGCGAGGCGTATTCGTGAATCGGAGTCACGCGATCGATGCCGCGATCGCCCTTCTCCTACGGGAGTACGCGCAGTTTCTCGGGAAGGAGGTGTGCAACTGCGGCAATCCAGGGACACACAGGAGGGGAGCTTAACGTGGAGGTTACTCCCAAGGGCATGCGTGTGCCGAGTGTGGAGCCGCTGACCGCACCGGACCTCGCGCTTTCCCCCGGCTGGAAGTGGCTGTGGGACCGACTTCTTCGCCCTATTTCGGATGACAGGCATTTGGACCAGGAAGCGCAAGACCGGGTGGGTGCCGCGAACACCCATCCGGTGTGCACGAGAAAGGAGTCCTGAGATGTCGGTACTTCATTCTACAACGTCACGCGCTCTCAAGCCAGACTGGACCGATCCCGCGTGGCGACGGGCGCTCGCGCGTGCCCTCGAGCTCTACCCGCCCGAGAGGGCCGGCGAGCCGGGCTACCAGTGCGTGCGTTGGCAGGGAGAGCCGTACGGCACGGCATTGCTGGTCCGCTGTCACGGCCGTTGCCGCGGTGGACACGAGTGGCATCGCGTGGAGTGGACGGGCGATGGTCTGACGTGCGACTGCCCGAGCAGGCTGCCCTGTGTGCACCGTGCCCGCGCCTGGGCCGAGTACCTGGACGATTGGAAGATGCTGAAAGCGTGGTCCCGGTGGTTCGGACCCGCTGCTGCAGTGGCGGGGTTGGCCTGGCGCGAGACGGGCGACCTCGAGAGCGCTCGTGCGCGTGACCCGTACGATGTCCGGATCGTCATCGACCCGGACGGGACTGTGCGGGAGGCGACCGGATACGGCTGGCCGATCCGCCCCACCGGACGATTCTCTGGCGCCTTTTCGTTCGGCTACACCGGGTCCGGGCCGAACGAGCTCGCCTATTGCATCTTGGCGACGTTCTTCGGTCCGACTCTCGCCGAAGAGCGGCGAAGGTATCTCGTGGACTGGCTGGCGCACGTGCCGCAGACCGTCCGCGAGTTCGTCGTTCCCGCGCGAGTGATCGAGGATGCGGCGCTGGGTATTCGCTCGCGCGCTCCAGAGTTTCCGGCTGGCCAAAAGGATCAGGAGGCGTCGTGATGGCACGGTTTGTGCGGTTGCGGAGCGTGATCCTCAATCTCGAGTCCGTGGCGGTTGTCCGGCCAATCGGGCCGGACACTGTCACGGTCATCACCACGTTGGGGTATTCGGAACACCTGGAGGGCGAGGACGCCCACGACCTTCTCGCTTACCTTCTCGACGAAGCGATCAACCCGGTCCCGACACTTGCTGCCGAGCAGCTGGCCTACGCGTGGCTTCGGGCAAACGCGCCGGACGGTGCCTGGGATGAGTATGAGGGGTACGGGGGAAACAACGATGAGTGAATTCCTCGAGCGGCTGAAGCGAGACCCGGATGCGGTCTGGCATCAACTGCGCCGACGGGTCTGTAGTGGTAGCCCGGCTCTTGTGGCTTTCGGTCAGGTACTCCATGACCCTCGGGCGGAGCAGGCTCGGCTGCTGGTCAGTATCGCGGCACCGGCACGGAACATCGTTATCCCTCGGCGGTGGTTTGAGGCCGAAAAGGTTGAAGAGGTCCGGATCATGTGGGACAGCGGTGCGATGACCGTCCCCGTCGAGGAGATCGAGGTGCGGTCCTGGACTGAGACGCATGTGCTGTTGCGTGTGCCACAGCCGGGAGCGTGACGGTGGACGAGGCACTCTACGCTGACCTCATCGCTCATGCCCGGCGTGCGACTTACCGCCTCGCTGGCCTCCTCGACCCGGAGGACGTCGTCCACGAGGCCTATCTGCGGGTTATGCACAGCGAGCGGGAGCTGTCGCCGGCACTTCTCCACCGCGCAGTGAACTCGGTCATCGCAGACGCCGTGCGCCGGGCCAAGCGCCGCCCCGCGCCGCTACCACTCGAGGACTGGATAGCTGAGGCGGATGACGACGTTGAGACCCGAGCACTCACCGAGATCATGGCCGCCGAGATCTTGCGACAGCTCGGGGATCTCGCCCCCACTGCAGTCGCCATAGCCTTGGGGGATTCGCTCAACGCCGTCGTTCGACTCGAAAGGCGCTCGAAGGCGACCTGGTGGCGCCGGCTTCGGCAGCTTCGCGAGGCGTACCGATGAAGCTCGCGGCACGGTGGCCGTGATGGTTATGCGAGTGAGGTGGAACCATGACAGCTCGAGCGATTCGCATTCACGGTGAGGAGTACGTGAGGGTCAAAGACCGCTTGCAGGCGATGCGCCGTGACCATCCGGATGCACGAGTAGTGACCGAGCTGGTGGAACTCGATCGGGAGCGCTTCTTTGCGCTGTTCCGGGCTCGTATCGAGCTTGCCAACGGTGCGGTCGCGACAGGGTGGGGAAGCGAGTGCGCTGACGATTTCGGGGACTACATCGAGAAGGCGGAGACAAAAGCCATCGGCCGCGCGCTGGTCTCCCTCGGCTACGGCTCGGACGCGTTGCTCGGTTCGGGTGAGGAGGCCGCGGAGATCGACGCTGTGCTGGCGCAGCTGAGCGATCGAGCTCGGTCGTTCTTGTTCGACTTGTGCGCCAACCATCAAATCGATGCGCGTGACCTTTTGGCAGCGCACAAGGCCTGCACACCGCAGCAGGTTTCGTCGCTCATGACCCTGCTCAAGGCAGGCGGGAGACCTGTCCGAAGCGGAGACGAGGCACTGAGCCAGCTCGCGGCGATTGCCGATCGCTGGGGAGTGCGCGTGCAAGACCTGGATGCCGAGCTGCGCCAGCACCGCGGGTTCGACGGCGACTGGGCACGGTTGCGCGTGGCCGATCTCCTCTGGGCTCAGGAGCGTGCGGTCGCGCTGGCGCGAGAGCGGGGAGGTGGGTTGCTGTGACGCCGGCTTGGGGACGTACCTCTGGTCCTGGCTTCGGAAACCGGCCGATCCGTGATGCGGCTGAGCCGTTCGGGGCTGAGCTGCGAGCCATGCGGGAGGCAAGAAGGTTCTCGCAGGCGGAGCTCGCGCGCCGAGCTGGCGTCGATCATTCGTTTATCTCGCGGCTGGAGTCAGGATCACGCAAACCCAGCCGCAAAATGGTTGCACTGCTTGCCGAGGCGCTCGAGCTCGAGCGGGCTTTGCGCCAGCGCCTGTTCGTTGCAGCCGGGTATTACCCACCGACAGAGACGGAGTGAGCGCTATGCCCTGGATAGAATCGCACACCACGATCGGACGGCACCCAAAGACGCGTCGGCTGTGCCGGCTGCTGGGCGTCGATCTGCCGGCTGCAGTCGGGCATCTGCACCTGTTCTGGCATTGGGTTTTGGAGTTCGCTGAGGACGGGTCGCTTGCTGGTTTTACGGCCGAGGACATTGCGGATGCCGCGTATTGGCAGGGTAATCCGCAGCAGTTCGTGGAGGCGCTGATCGCTGCGGGATTTCTCGATGATCGTGGTGGGTACCTTGCGGTACACGACTGGCTGGATTACGCAGGCAGGCTGTTATACGACCGGCAACGCAAGCGGTCAGCTCGACGCTGCCAAAATAGTCCGCACCAGTACAGCGCCTCGTCCGCGGACGAGCTGCCCGCAGTCCACGCAGACTCCGCGGACGATCCGTCGTCAGGGCCCGCAGGCTCCACGGAACGTCCGCGGAACGTCCGCGGACAGTCCGAGGAGGATCCACGGACGATCCGCGCTAACCGTAACCATAACCGTACCGTAACCAACCAACCAAACGACGACACACAGCAACCAACCGCAGTCGCGCTCGCGCAGACGCGCGAGCCGTGTGTGTCGTCGCCACCGGACTTCGATGCTGTCGTCGAGGCGTGGAACCGAATTTGCGCCGGTGATGGACCGGGTCCCCCGCTGCCGGAAGTGCTCGCGGTGACCAAGCAGCGGCGGCAGCGTTTCGCATTGCGCTGCCGGGAGCTGGCTCGCACTTGTCGCGATGGCGAGGACGTGTACGAGCTATCCTGGTGGGAGCGGCTCTTCGAGCGCATCCGGGCCTCGTCGTTCCTCCGCGGCGAAAGCGAGTCCGGTTGGCAGGCGTCGCTCGATTGGCTCCTCGAGTCCGCAGAACATGTCGTCCGGGTTCTCGAGGGCGCGTACGACGCCAGGGCGATCCCGAGCATCGTGCAGTCGCGGCCGAGGACGAACGGAGTGGTCACGCCCCAGCGGCTGGCCGAGCTGGAGCGAATCTACAGCTCGAGCCTCGAGTTGCCTCCCAGTGAGATTTTGCGACGCGAGCGCGACACCATCAGGCGCAAGCGATTGGAGGCTACAAACGGTGACGCGGTTGCCTGACGCCACGATGTCGCGCGCTGAGCACGAGTGGGTGCTGCTCGCTCTGCACGTGGCTGATCTCGCCCGCTCGATCGCAGGCAATCCCCACTTGGCGGAGCCGATGTATCGCGACTTGTTCCTGGCGACGCTGCGCCAAGAGTTAGCACAGTTACTCATCGCGTTTCCATCGGCCAGCGCGTACTCCGCGGCGTTCCTCGCCCGCCACCGCAAGCTATCAGCGGAAATCCGCCAGAGCGTCGAGCGCATAGCGGCGCGACTGGCGCACGTTTCTATTGGAGGGCGTTCGGATGCCTGAGGTCTGGCTCGAGCTTCCCCTGCCACCGTCGGCCAACCACCGGTACGTGCGGCGCCGCGATGGTGGTCTCGCCCTGACGCGCGAAGCGCGAGACTATGACGCGTTCGTGTTGGAAGCGCTGGGCCGCTCACGGCCGCGCATACCGAAGCATGCGGGGGTCGAGGTCCATGTGTCCCTCACGGTCGATACACCGAGACGCCGAGACCTAGATAACGTGCTCAAGCAGCTCCTCGACAGCCTCGCTCGCTGTCTTAAGTTCGACGATGTACAGGTGGTAGCGATCAAGGCGTTCAAACATGTGCTGCGCGGAGCCGATCCCAAGGTCAGGGTTATCGTCACCTGGAAGGACATTTCATGAGCGCAGAGGTCGATGAATGGCAGTGACGCTGCGTGCTCCACTGGTGCTGGCGGGATGACCGGATCCACCGGCGAAAGTGCGTCGACGTCGAGGAGGTGACGTGCGGCCAGACCAGGTGGAATCGCTCCTCGAGCAGTACCACGTGCTCGATGCGCGAGCACCGAGCGAGGTGCCGCGGCGCCGCAAGCGGACGAATCCCGAGCCGCACGAGATTCTGGCTGCGATCGTGCGCGCCGACATCGACCGCGCTCTCGTGCTCCTCCGCCAGCACGACGAGCAACTGTGGCGGGTGATCCGTGCGGTGCACGTCATTCCTTACCCAGATCGCACCCACCGCGACTACCACGAGGACCGCCACTGGTTCGCGCACCACCAGGTGCGCCTACGGTACAGCCTGACGACCCGGCGGCAACTGGCAGCCCTCGATCTCGACTGTTCCTATGGCACGATCTGGTCGCGGTGTCGCACGGCGTACCGCCTTCTCGCACAGTGGCTCGCTTGACCATTCTGACGAACTGTGCTACGCTGAGTGTAGATTCGCCAACGTGTCGGTAGCGCCGCCAGGACGACTGGCGGCGTTCGTGTTTGCGGAGGACTGCGCGTGAGGTTGCCGCGCGAGTGCGCCTACCCTGGTTGCACAGCACTCACGACCGAGCGCTTTTGCGCTGAGCATCGAGCAGCGGGCGTAGCTGCCCATGAAGCGCAGAGGCGCCGGAGGGAGGGCAGGCGTGCGTCACGCATCGAGCGCGGTTACGACTACGAGTGGGACCGCGTCCGCGCGGCGTTCCTCGCTCGATTCCCACGCTGCATGCTGTGCGGCGCGCCGGCCACCGAGGTGCACCACCGCGTGCCGCTCCGGAGCGGCGGGACGCACGACGAGCGGAATCTCATGTCGCTCTGCGTTGCGTGCCACCGGCGCGTGCACCGGCGGCGGGGGTAGCCGGTCGAAAAGTTCGGGGCGAGCCGGCTCTGGACCCGCCGCCCACCTCGCGGCGTTTCCGTTCGAAATTCGCGCGTTTTTTGCCGCGTTCAGCGCTTTCCGTCCAAGCTCGGCTGTTCTCGCCCAAATTCGTCGATTCCCGGGCAAATTCTTGGGGGAGGGGATTGCATTGCCCAGAGGTAGGCCGCGCAAGGCGGTGACCGAGCGACAAGGACGCCGGGCGCCGCTCCTGGCGCTCCCGCGGCAAGGCGCGGTCGTGCCGGTCGTGCCGGCCCCGCCACCGAACCTGCTGCGCTCATCACGGCAGCTTTGGACTTCGCTCTGGGCGAGCCCGCTCGCTCAGGTCTGGGACCCGGTGACCGATCGACTCGCGGTCGAGGAGCTGGTACGCCTCGTGGACGAGCGGGAGCGAGCGTGGCGAGCGTTCCGCCGCGAGCGGCTCGTGCCGGGCTCGCAGGGGCAGCCGCGGCTGAACCCACTCTGGGATCTCATTCAGTACACGACGGCGCAGATCCTGCAGCTTTCGGATCGGCTCGGGCTCACGCCACGGGCGCGGCTGCAGCTCGGCATCACCTTCTCGCAGGCGGCGATGGGGATCGCTGAGCTGAACCGCATGCTGGACGAGGTCGAGGACGACGATGACGGCGACGTTGCTCTCGAAACCGACGATCAGTCCGTCGCGCGGTGACCGGGTGGTCCGGTTCATCGAGCAGCACTGCGTGCACCCGGACGGGCCGTGGGTCGGCCAGCCCGTGCGGCTGCTCGACTGGCAGAAGGCGTTCCTGCGTGATCTCTTCGCCGTGGACACGCAAACGGGACTGCGTCGTGTACGCTGGTGCCTGCTCGGCGTGCCCAAGAAAAACGGGAAGACGTCGCTCGCCGCCTGGATCGCGCTCTATCTCCTGCTCGCCGACGGCGAGCCAGCACCGCTCGTCGTGTGTGCCGCCGCGTCCGAGGACCAGGCCGACCTCGTGTTCGGGGCGGCGCGGCGCGTCTGCGAGCTCTCGCCCACGCTGCGTCAGGTCACCGAGCGGTTCGAGCGCGAGATTCTGGTGCCGTCGTCTCCGGGAGCGCGTCTCCGGCGCGTGGCTGCGGTCGCTGGAACGAACGATGGCCAGAACATCCACGCTGTGATCTGCGATGAGTTGCACGAGTGGCGGGGGATCCGGGGGCGCCAGGTATGGAATGTACTCACGAACGGCACCGGTGCGCGGCGTCAACCACTCGTGCTGCAGATTACGACGGCCGGCTGGGATCGCGAGACGGTCTGCTACGAGCAGTACGAGTACGGGAGGCGCGTTGCGTCTGGCGAGATCGACGACCCGCGGTATCTGTTCGTCTGGTATGCGGCTCCCGAGCACACGGACTATCGCGATCCCGAGGCTTGGCGTATCGCGAATCCCTCGTTCGGGGTGACTGTGCACGAGGACTTTTTCCGCGACCAGCTCACGAAGAAAAGCGAAAGCACGTTTCGGCGGTATTTTCTCAACCAGTGGGTGGCGAGCGAGGAGCTGTGGTTGCCGTCCGGGGCGTGGGATCTCTGCCGCGTGGACGAAGTGTGGGATTGGGATGAACGCGAGCCGGTGTTCGTCGGCGTCGACACCTCCGTACGCCACGATGCGACTGCGGTCGTCGTCGGGCAGTGGCGTGGCGACCGGCTCTACGTGCGCGCGCGAGTCTGGGAGCCTCCAGTCGGACCGGACGGGAGTGCCGATCCGGAGTGGCGCATCCCGGAGGACGAGGTCGAGGACGAAATCCGGTCATTGGCGCAGGCCCTGCGGGTCGAGCGGATCCGATCGGACTGGTTCCACATGAATTTACTGGCTCAGCGGCTGCTCGATTCCGGCCTACCGGTCGAATGGGTGCCGCACAACACCGAGCGGATGGGACCGGCAACGGCGGTTACCACCGAGATGATCCTGTCCCGCATCCTGGCGCATGACGGTGATCCGGTCCTGGCGCGGCACGTGCGCAATGCCGCGGTGAGGCAGAGCGTGCACGGGCCCGTGCTCACGAAGGGCCGCGCGAAGCGCCCGATGGATGCCGCGATCGCCCTGGCGCTGGTGTGTCAAGCTGCTGCGTGGTCTCGCGGCAAGCGCGAGGAGCCAGCGAGTCGTGTACCGATCCTTTGGCTGCCGGAGGAACACGATGCGTGAGGCGCTGGCGACGGTGTTGGAGCTTGCTGGCGTCTGTTTCTTCATCGTTGCTGGGTACGTGGTGCATCCTGCGCTCGCGCTCCTCGTGGCGGGAGTGGCCTGCTTTGCCATGGCTTATGCGATGGAGCGGAACGGGTGATCATCCGCGCACTGCGGGCGAAACCGCGTCAAACGCCGTGGCCGACGCACTCGATTATGGCGTCGGCGATCTCCCATGCAGGGGTCTCCGTCTCACCCGAGACTGCGATGCGCATTTCGGCCGTGTTCGCCTGTGTGCGGCTGATTGCCGGGACGATTGGGACGCTGCCGATCCATGCCTACCGGAAACGTGGGGATGGCCGGCGGGAACAGGTGGACGACCACCCGGCGGTCCAGGTGCTGGTCGATCGGCCCAACGAGTCGTGGACTCGCCAGCAGTTAATCGAGCAGCTGGTCGTCCACATGTTGCTCTGGGGGAACGCGTTTCTGCGGGTCGAGCGGAACCAGCTTGGCTACCCTCAGCGCATCTGGCTCGTTCATCCGTCGCGGGTTTCGGTTTGGGGAGACGGAGCCAAGCGGGAGTTCGTGCTCGATGGGCAGTACGTCCCCTCGGACGAGATCGTGCATGTGCCAGCGCTCTCAATCGACCCAGAGACAGGTCTGGGACTCTCCCCGATCGCTGTCGCTCGCGAGGCGGTGGGCATCGCGCTTGCCAGTGAGGAGTCGGCGGCGCGGTTCTGGGAGGCTGGCGGGATTTTGAGCGGGATCATCAAAACCGACGCAAGCCTCACTCCCGAGCAGGCGCAACGATTGCTCGCGGCGTGGGAGCAAATGCATCGAGGAGTGCGGCGGGCGGGACGCGTGGCGGTGCTCGATGCTGGAGCCGAGTTCCAGCCGATCTCGGCACCATGGCGCGATCTCCAGTTTCTGGAGCAGCGGCAGTTTCAGGTCGCTGAGGTCGCGCGGCTGTTCGGCGTCCCGCCGCACATGATCGGCGACGTGGACCGATCCACCAGCTGGGGGACAGGTATCCAGCAGCAGACGCTGGGGTTTCTCCAGTTCACGTTGCGGCCATGGCTCGTCCGCATCGAGAGCGTGTTTTCCCAGGACCTCGTCTATACGCGCGGCGTCTATGTCCAGTTCTCGGTCGAGGGCTTGCTGCGAGCGGACATCGAGGCTCGGTTCAAGTCGTACCGGATCGGCCGGGAGATCGGGATCTACTCGGCAAACGACATTCGGCAACTCGAGGACCTGTCCCCGCTTGGACCGGAGGGAGACGTCTACTACGTGCCGGCGAACTGGCTTGCAGTTACGCGGTCTTCCCAGTCAGGAAAGGAAGGAGGAGAGGTAGATGAATAGGGTCTATCCAGCAGTCGAGCCTGAGCGGCGGGTTATCGCTTCCGCGCCGGAACTGCGCGCGGAAGCGGAGCAGGACGGCCTGCCGCGCCGGCTCGTTGGGTATGCGGCGGTGTTCGACAAGCCTGCGCTCATCGGCAAGGGCAAACTTCGTTTCCGAGAGCGAATCGCACCGGGGGCTTTTACCAAGACCATCCAGGAAGCCGATGTCCGGCTTCTCGTTAACCACGATCCGTCCCCGGTACTCGCGCGGACGAAGAACGGGACCCTGCGGTTGGCCGAGGACGACATCGGCTTGCGGGTCGAGGCGCATCTGGATGTAGACAACCCGGATGTCGTGTCGGTCGTCCGTCAGATCGCGCGTGGCGACGTCGACCAGATGAGCTTTGCCTTCGACGTTATCCGGGAGGAATGGAATATGGAGGTCGACCCACCGGAGCGGGTGATTCGCGAGGTACGTCTCTGGGACGTCAGCGTGGTGACATTTCCGGCATATAAGGAGACCACGGTGCATGTGCGGATGGATGACCGGATCCAGCGGGAGCTCGAGGCGCGGGGCGTCGTGCCGACCGACGTCTCCCGCGAGACCGCACCCGAGGACACGCCGTGGGAGCGACCGAACCTCAGTGATTTCACGGACAAGCCCTGGGATGAACTGACCGAGTCCGAGAAGCGCCGTATCGCCGGGCATTTCGCCTGGGCGGCGAGTATGCCACCGGAGACGTACGGTGATCTCAAACTCCCGCACCACGATCCAGGAACCGGTGCAGTCGTCTGGCGTGCCGTCGCGGCTGCCATGGCTGCGCTGTTGGGTGCTCGCGGTGGGGTCGATATCCCGTCGGCCGACCGCCGGAGAGTTTACGAGCACCTGGCGTCCCATTATCGTCAATTCGATCGCGAACCGCCTGAGTTCTCGGCGATGAGCTGGTATCCGGCACCGCGCGCCGGCGAAGAGCCACCCGTGGAACCGGATCGCACAGCCCCTGTCACCGTGAACCTCCGGCGGTCGCTGCACGAGAGGATGATCGACATTCGATTCCCGAGAGGAGGATCTACGATGGACATGCGTGCTCTCTACGAGCGAGCGCAGAACCTCTATCACCAGATGCGCGAGATCCTGGATGCAGCTGCGAACGAGGTGCGTGATCTCACTGCTGAGGAGCTTCAGCGCTATCGGACACTCGAGCAGGAGCTGGATACCGTGTTGGCTCAGCGCCAGGCGCTTCAGTCCCGTGAGCGGATCGAGCGCATCCTGGCCGAGGCAGTTCCGGCGAGCCAGGGTGCCGAGAACCCGGAGGAGCGGGCGTTTCTCCGCTATCTCCGCGGCGAGGGGCTTGCGCCGGAGGAGCTGCGCGCGCTCGGGAAGTCGGCTGGGGCCTCGGGCGGCTACCTGGTTCCCCAGACGATGGCGCGCGAGTTCGTGAAGATCATCGACCAGTACTCGGCGATCCGCCAGATCGTGCGGCCGTTCGTGACCGACTCGGGTGAGGACGTGCTCATTCCAGTCGTGGATGACACCACGAACAAAGGTGTCATCGTGGCTGAGAATGATGTGACTCCCGAGCAGGACACCGCGTTCGCCCAGAAGCGCCTGGCGGCCTACAAGTACTCGAGCAAGCTCGTCCGGATCTCGCTCGAGTTGCTCCAGGACTCGGCATTCCCGGTCGATCGGATCATCACCGAGCTGCTGGGGGAGCGGATCGGTCGAGCGATCGAGGAGCACTACGTCGTTGGTACCGGCACTGGCCAGCCGGAGGGCATCGTGACGGCCGCGCCGGTCGGGAAGACCGCTGCAGCGACGAACGCGATCACCTACGACGACCTTGTCGATCTCGTGCATAGCCTGGAGCCGACATACCGAGCCAATGCGGTGTTCCTGCTGCACGATTCCACCGTGCAGGCGATCCGCAAGCTCAAGGACGCCAACCAGCAGCCGCTCTGGCAGCCTTCGCTGCGTGACGTCGCTCCGGGGACGATCCTCGGTTATCCCTACGTCACCAGCCGGTACATGCCGACGATGGCGGCGAACGCGGTTGCGGTCGTGTTCGGCGACATGCGGGCTGCGTATGTCGTCCGCGATGTCCGCGGTATCGAGGTCGTCCGCAGCGATCACGAGGTCGTGACGCGCTACCAGATGTTGTTCTCTGCCTTCTTCCGCACAGGTGGCGTTGTCCAGGCGCCAAAGGCGATCACCGCTCTGAAGATGGCGGCGGCCTAGTCGTGTAGCCTAGGGGGAGGGCCCTGACCCTCCCCCAGTTATTGCCGAGGAGTGCATGCATGCGAGTGCGAATGCGCACGACACTCGCCGGTGTCGACGTGGTCTATCACGCCGGCGAGATCTACGAGTTCGAGGTCCAGACCGCGCGGCGGCTCATTGACGCCGGTATCGCCGAAGCCGTGGAGACAGAAAAACCGGCCGAGCGGCCGACCCGCCGGCGCGGTGGAACGGTCGTCGAGACGGCGTTCGAGGAGCCTGCTGAGGAGCGCGGCTGATGGACGTGCTGGTCTCCCCCGCCGAGCTGATCCGCGGGATGCCAGCAGAGATTCGTATCACTGCGTACGACGGCTCCGCGATCGTCGACCCCGGCACGGTGACTGTCACGGTCACTCGTCACGACGGGACGACCCTCTGGTCCGGAGCTGCGAGCGGGATCGGCACGGCACCGCGCACGGTCGCGCTCTCGGAGGCCGACCTCGGGAGTCTCGATTTCTTGTCGATTACCGCGACGTCGTCAGTCTTCGGCCAGGTGTCGGCTCACGTGCCAGTGGTCGGTGCCCCGCTGTTTTGGATCGCGGAGGCGCGCCGGTTCGACCAGGGGCAACTCGCCGACGAAGTGCGGTACCCCGACGATCTCCTCATCGCTGTCCGGGCGAGGGTCCGCGAGGCATTCACCTCAGTGACCGGTCAACGGTTCGTCCCGGAGCTCGTCGCGGTGACGCTCGACGCGGCAGGCGGCGACACGTTGCTCCTGCCTGACGTGCGGGTGACGCGGATCAGGTCAGCAGCGATCCGCAATGGCGCATCGTGGCAGGCACTCAGCGACGACGATCTGGCCAACCTGGTGATTGCCGAGCCGGGTCTCTTCATCTGGACCCGCGGGACATGGCCGGAGGGGCGGGGCGTCGTCCGGCTCGCGTACGAGTGCGGCTGGCCACAGCCACCAGCCGAGATCAGGCGAGCGGCGTTGCGGGTCGCCGCCTCCTACATGGGCATGCTCCCGTCGAACCTGCCGGATCGGGCGCTGACACTCAGCGACGAGTTGGGAACGTTCCGGCTGGCGACACCTGGTGTCGGCGGGTCGTGGTTCGGGCTCCCTGAGGTCGATGCGGTGCTCCAGCGGTACCGCGCGAGCATTCCGGGGGTGGCGTGATGCTCGTTCCGTGGCATCGTGCACTGGCTGTACTCGTTGACCGTCTGCGTATCGATCCGCGGCTCGCTGGAGTGGCGGTCTATTCTGGTGCGGTCGACCCCGAACTCGCTGGCCTAGAGTCGATCCAGTTCTCGGGGATTCAGGAAGCGGCCGAATGGCGGCAGCTCGGGACCTCTGCACTGGAGGCGAGCGCCACGGTCACGGGTCTCGTTTGGGTGACGCGGCATGGCGAGGCTGAGAACGCGATCAGGAGCGCCCGGCAACGGGCGGACGAGCTCCGTCAGTGTATCACCGAGGCTCTGTGGGACGACCCGACACTGGGAGGAGCAGTGCAGGCGGCCTGGATTGACGGAGCAAGCTACGACCAGGGTGTCTCGGCAGATGGCGCACGCGCGTGTCGGGTCACGTTCACGGTACGCATGACTGCCTGGATACGGAGGTGATGGATGGTGACGGGTACTGGGCTCTCGGCACAGCTCGGCATGGCGACGGAGGCCAGCTACGGGACGTATGCTGTGCCGAACCGTTTTCTGCCGTTCGCAGCCTCGGGGGAATCGGTCGCTGAGGTGGTCGAGCAGATCGATGCAGAGGTACTCGGTGGGCCGACTCCGTGGCGACAGGCCTCGGCAGTGCGCGTGCACCGTAAAGGTGCTCAAGGTGACATCCCGTTCATCGTGATGAACACCGCGTTCGGTATTGTCCTGCTTCACGCGTTGGGGCGGGTGACCACCGACCGGCCAGATCCGGTGGGTCGCCCGAACGAGTACCGCCATGTCTTCGCGCCGGATCCGGCTGGCAAGCGCGGGCTGTCGGCCACTGTGCAGATCGGCCGGCCGCGGAGGGACGACACGACCGTCGTGCCGTATACGTATCTGGGCGGGAAGATAACGAAATTCGAGCTCTCCTGCTCGGCTGGCGAGACCGTCCAGTGTACGACCACCTGGGATTTCGTCGCGGTCGATATGAGCAAGCCACTCATCACACCATCCTGGCCATCCACGGTCCCGCTCACGTTCGTCGATGCCTCGCTCACGGTGAACGGAAACCCAATACCTGTCCGCGAGCTCAGTCTCTCGTTCGACTGGTCGCTCGGGACAGACAACTGGGTGTTGGGCGGGAGTAAAGCTGAACCGGTGTTCTCCGACCGGCCAACGATCGAGGGGACGTTGAGCACGTGGTACATGGCCGCCGTCGAGCCACTGTTAATGGCGTGGCGAAATGGCCAGGCGGTGGGGCCGCTCGTGTTTACCGCTGCCTACGGGGAGATTACTCCGGGGCAAAACAACCCCTACAGGCTGGTCGTGGAAATCCCGACGCTGATCATCACTGGTGAGCCGCCCCAGGTCGGCGGTCCTGGGCCGATCGAAATGGACATCACGTTCGAGGCGCGAGCGACCGCCGCGTTTGCGCCACTGACGATAACCTACCATACGACGGATAGTACGCCGTGACATCTCCGGTCGTACGGGTGGACGGTCTTAAGGAGCTGCGAAAAGCGCTGCGGGAGATCGACCGGGCGGCGCCGCGCGAGCTGCGCAAGGCCAACAAAGAGGCGGTCGAGCGCGTCATCATACCGCGCGCGCGGAAACGCGCCGAGGAGACGCGCACGAACCTCGCTGGTCGTCCGACGCGGCTCGGGTCGCGAGGCGTGGCGACGATTCGCCCTCAAGTCGACCAGACCCGCGCGGCGGTCGTCATGGGTGGTCCACGGGCACCATATGCCGTCGGCCATGAATGGGGTGCGAAGCGCTATCGCCAGTTCCCGCCAGCCAACCGCCAGGGGTACATTCTGTACCCCACAGTGCAGGAGCATCGGGAAGAGATCGTGCGGGTCTACGACGAACTCATCGGCGACGTGATCAACGAGTGGTTCGGTAGCGGACCATGAGCGAGCTACGTGTGCGAGATCTCACGGCCAAAGACCTGCGTATCGTGTTGCCAGTGCTGGCCCGGTGTCGTGCCGATGTCGAGACGTTCTGGCAGATGTTGGCGTCCGGACGTGTCGAGGCCGGCGGGGTCGTGGCACTACTCTCGCTCATCGAGCGAGTACCGGAACTCTGGGGCTGGTTCGCGGATCTGGCTGGGATGACGCCGGAGGAGCTCGACGCCCAGCCACCGGAGGTCCTGCTCGACATCATCGACCAGCTCCGTCGGCAGCCCGGTGCTGCCAGTTTTTTCGGTCGGCTGTCCAGGATGCTCAATATCTCCGTCGTGGTTACTCGCTGATTCGTCGCGCGTTCCACTTCACGGATATGGAAATCGACGCACTGCCGTTCGATCGGTTCGTCGAGGTAGTAGAGGATGCAGTGGATACGCTACGAGAAGACGAGCGGCGACAGTACCAGATCGCGGCATTCATCGGATGGCAGGTGCTGAGCGCGCTCGGCGCGAAACCTGGAACGTTCGGGCAGTATCTGAAGAGGTTGCGTCTCGATGGCTGAGCGGGAAGTGAAGGTCGTCATCCTCGGCGATGCGGGGCCGTTTTCCCAGGCGGTAAGACAAGCCGAGGGTGAGGCCGAGGGGTTCGGTAGCAAGCTCGCGAGCATCTTCGGCGGGATTGGCACTGTGGTTGCCGCTGGCGTGGCAGCGGCTGGGGCTGCCCTCGCCGGTATTGGTGTGGCGGCGTTTAAGCTGGGCGAGACGTTCGACTCTGCCTACGATACGATCCGCATTGGCACGGGTGCAACCGGTGAGGCACTTGCCACCCTCCAAGACGATTTCCGAGCGGTCGCTGCGCGAGTACCAGCCGATTTCCAGACCGTAGCGGCTGCTATTGCTGACCTCAATACCCGCATGGGCGTTTCAGGCCCACTCGCGCAATCGCTCGCTGAGCAGTTCATCAATCTTGGCAGAATCACTGGGGTTGATGTCCAAACACTGATCGCTCAAGGATCCCGGGCGTTCGCAGATTGGGGTATCTCGGCTGAGGAAGCTGGTGGGAAACTCGATTTCCTGTTCAGAGTCAGCCAGGCGACCGGCATTGGGGTTGACCAGCTCCTGCAGTCCATAACCCGGTCAGGGGCGGCGCTGCGCGAGCTGGGTCTGGATTTCGAGACATCTGCGGTGCTCCTGGGGCAGTTCGAGCGGGCGGGCGTCAACGCTGAGCAAGCGCTCGTCGGGCTGAACCGTCTCGTGGCGAACGCTGCCAAAGAGGGCATACCTGCGAGACAGGCGATCCAGGATCTTTTCGAGTCGATCAAGAATGCCGAGGATTCAACCACGGCGACGGCGATCGCCGTCGAGGTGTTCGGGACGAAAGCCGGACCGGAACTGGCTTCGGCGATCCGGTCCGGGAGGCTCGACGTCGAGCAGCTGGTCGAGACCTTGCGGACGTCGGGCGACACGATTAACGGTGTGGCGAACGAGACGGAAAGTTTCGCGGAGAAGTGGCAGATCCTCAAGAACCAGATCATGCTGGTCGCCGAGCCGCTGGCGGCGACCGTGTTCGGTTTGGCCGGGACGATCGTCGAGCGACTGACGCCAGCGATTACCTCGCTCGTGGCTGAGACCGGCCCGAAGCTCCAGGAGATCTTCACTGGCATCGGGGACTGGCTGGAGAATACCGCATTGCCGGCCCTCGACAGGTTCAGCGAGTGGTTCACCACCACGGCGCTCCCAGCCGTCCAGCGGTTCCTCTCCGGCGCCTGGGAACAGCTCAAGACCGGGCTCACCGAGGCCTGGACAACCATCGACACGCAGGTGCTCCCGGCGCTCCAGCGTTTCGGCGACTGGTTCACCACGACCGCGCTCCCGGCGATCCAGGGGTTCGCGTCTCAAGTCCAACCATTGCTCCAGCCAGTCCTCGACTTTTTCCAGAGCCAGTTCTCCACCATTCTGCTCGTGGTCCTGGGGGCCATCGCGGTCGCGTTCGCTGCCTGGGCCGCCTCGGCGGCTGCAGCTGCAGTTGCGACGATCGCTGCCCTCCTCCCGGTCATCGCACCGATCGCCGCAATCGGGGTCGCGGTCGCGCTGCTCAAAGCGGCGTGGGACAACAACTGGGGCGGCATCCAGGACAAGCTCAGAGCGGTCTGGTCGTCCATCCAGCCGATTATCCAGGCCATTTTCGACCATCTGGCCCGCTTCTGGCAGGAGGTCCAGCCCAAGCTTCTGGCAGCGTGGGAGACGATCCGTAGCGGCATAGACACTGCTGTTAACGCGATCCAGACCGTTATCAGCACGGTGTTCAGTGCGATCGCGGGGTTCATCGAGCACCACGGGGACGAGATCAAGGGGATCCTGGAGGGTGCCTGGAACGTGATCAAGGGGATCGTCAAGATCGCCATGGCGATTATCGAGGGGGTCATCAAGGTTTCGCTCGACGTTATCTCCGGCAACTGGTCCGGTGCCTGGGAGGACATCAAGGAGACGGCGAACCGCGTTTGGGAGGGGATCAAGCAGATCGTCCAGGGGGCGGTCGACATGGTAAAAAACACTATCCAAATCGGCATTGAGGAGGCGAAGCGGATCTGGGAGTCCATCTGGGACGGCATCCAGCGTAAGGTAGACGAGATCAAGACGTCGGTCACGACGACTGTGCAGGACCTGATTAGTGAGATCAAAGGGGCGTTTTCCGGTGCGATCGACTGGCTCTGGCAGGCTGGCCGCGACATCGTCCAGGGCCTGATCAACGGGCTCTCCTCGCTCCTCGGTGAGGTGCGTCAGAAAGCGCAGGAGATCGCTGACGCGGTGAAGGGAGCCGTGTCAAGCGCGCTCAAGATTTTCTCCCCGAGCCGGGTCATGATGGAACTTGGCGAGCTCACCGGGCAGGGGTTCATTCTCGGCCTCGAATCCGTGTTCAGCGAACCGTTCCCGGTACCGATCCCAGGGCAGGTTGGAGAAGCAACTCAGGCTGCAGTACCGGCGCTCGCGGTGACCGTCCACATCGGCACCGTCTACGCGAACGACCAGCGGAGTGCCGAGCAGGCTGGGCAGGACGTCGCGTATGCCATCGCCCAGGCACTGAGGCGGAGGGGAGTGCTCTGATGCGGCGAGTCGTGCGCTTCGAGTCCGCCGACGGCGTGCACGTCCTCCAGCTTCCGCTCACGCGAGCTGAGCAAGAGGAGGGGCAGTCGGCTCGTCTCGCGCTCCTCCGCCCACCGCTCATGAACTACGCCGCTGACCTGCAGGGTAGTGCGACCGTCGTGGCTGACCTCGCCGACATCCGCCATCGAGCCGTCCTCATCGATCCGGATGGTGCGGATGCCGATCTCGATGAGATCCGGGCACTCCTGCGGCGTATCGGGCGCGGGAAGCTGTGGATGCGCCTTTCGGACGGCACAGAGCGATGGTGCTGGGCACGAGCAGGGGAACTCGCTCGCTATCAAGTGACTCACGACAAGCCGATCGAGACTGGCCTGAGCATGACGTTTCAGCGTCTTTCCGACTGGTACGGCGCCGAGCAACGGGCGCTCACGCAGACCGTGACGAGCTCACCCGCGAGCTTCACCCTCGTCTCGGACGGCACGGTCTTGACGCGGCAACTCGAAATCGAGATCGTATCGCTCAGCGCAGGAGGGTTCACGAACCCGCAGATTCGGAACGTCTCGGCAGCCATGGGGTTCGGGGTCACCGCCTCGGGCTCAGCGTCGGACCAGAAGATCCTCGTCACGGTGAACGACGTCCTCAGTCGCCGAGCCCGCTTCTGGAACGGGACGAGCTGGCAGGACGTTCCCGTCACGCTCGGAGCGACTCAATCGGAGCTCTTCGTGCTCATGCCGGGGAGTCAACTTGTGCAAGTCGAAGGAGTGACCAACGGGATCGTCACGGTACGTTGGTACGACGCATACGCATAGGAGGGTAGTGACGATGGGTGAGCGGAGAGCGCATGACACGAACCAGCTTCCATACCGCGAGGCAGTCCGGCTCGTGAAGTACCGCGACGAAGACGCCTACCAACGAGGCGAGCCGGAGGAGGTCGTGGAGCGCGTGACCTGGTACGAGGCAGACGGCACAGAGGTCACTGATCCTGAGCGAATCGCAGAGCTCGAAGAGCAACTCGAGCGAAAGGAGCAGTAGCAATGCCATTCACCAATGCCTACGCGACGTTCGCTGCTCAGGCGACCATCGGCGAGTCGGTCACGCCGTTCAACAATGCGAACGCCTATCTCGGCGTCGGGGACGGCACGACAGCGTTCTCGTCGTCGCAGACCGACCTCCAGGGGACGAACAAGGTCAGGAAGCCGATGAACAGTGGCTACCCATCCCGCAGCGGCAACACAGTCACGTTCCAGGCAACGTTTGGGGCGAGCGAGGCCAACTTCACGTGGAACGAGTGGGCTGTGTTCAACGCGGCAACCGGCGGCGTTATGCTCAACCGGAAGCTCGAAAACTTTGGCACGAAAGCCGCTGGAACTGTCTGGCAGTTCACCGTTGAGCTCACGTGGGGCGTTGCATAGCGTATGGCAGTCTTTCAGCTCCTCGCCATCGACAGTCCGACCAGCACCGGAAGCCAGACGTACTCGCACTCGTTAGGCGTGGTACCCAAAGCGGTCATTGCGTTCACGCAGAGTTCTGCTAATCACAACAACATAGGTGGTGCAGCAAGACTTGCCGTCGGCGTCAGTGACGGCGATGCACAGTACTCTGTCAGTTTAGGCACGGTGCAAGGTAGTAATCCTACTAGTTGCTTTCGAGTCGTGTCAAACAGCCTCATTCATAACGTTGCAGGAGGCGGCGTCTTCACGATCATCCGTGCCGACCTAACAGGTTGGTCGGCGACGAGCCTGACATTGGGCTGGACGACCGTGCAGCCGAATGCGCGGCGTGTGTACCTCCTGCTCATCGGAGGGGAAGATGTTTCAGCGAAAGCACTGCTCGTCAACTCGCCGACCGCAACTGGAAACCAGAACATCACCGGTGTCGGTTTTGCACCGGACGTCGCGATCTTCCTCCACGCAAGCGACTTCGGGGGGACGATTGGGACTCCCGTACAACACGGCTCCGTGGGGATCGGCGTGGCAGAGCGATTTACTTCCTCCCAGTGGGCAGTGTCGGTGCTGAGTCGCGACAATCTGAGCACATCAAGCACCTATCGGGCTCAACGCACCGATGTATGTATCTTAGGTTTTCAAGCTACTTCGGCGGGGACGCAAATCCTCCGAGCGAGCACAAGCGCTTGGGGAACGGATGGGATCACGCTCAACTGGGCGAGCGTCGATACCGCAGCCCGGCCTATTCCGATCCTGTTCCTCAAAGGGGTAGGCGCGAAGGCGGTCTCGTTCAGTGCTGCGACCGCGAGCGGAAACCAGCCGGTTACCGGCCTCGGCTTTCAGCCAGCAGCACTGCTGCTCGCGAGCTTTTGGAACACTGCAACGACATCGAGTGTGACACACCACCGACTCTCAGTGGGTTGCGCGACTTCAGCGGACAACGAGCAGTCCATCAATACGTATGACCAAAACGGTGTTTCGCCGACGTCCACGTATTTCTACCACGCGACAAACCGGATTCTCGTGAAGCACGCGAGCACGGTCGAGCGGACAGCTGACCTGGTCAGCTTCGATGCGGACGGGTTCACGCTCTCCTGGAATACGACCGGTACAGGCGATCAGGTGGTGGCCCTTGCGCTCGAGAGTGGACCAATCCGACGGTCCGCGAGCGATACCGGTACCCTCACGCTCGACACGGAAACGGCGCAGGTCGCTGCCTCGGTCAGCACGAGTGATACCGGAACACTCACACTTTCAGCCGAGTCCGCCACTGTCGCTCCAGTCATCGACCGCTTCGGGGCCGATTCTGGGGCACTCACGCTAACGGGTGAGACAGCGCAGGTCACGAATCTTCTTACTACGAGCGATGCTGGAGCGCTTACCCTCACCGGTGAGTCAACCAGTCTCCAGGCACAGGCTACCGCGACCGATACCGGTGCACTCACGGCCTCCGAGATCGCGGGCCTCCTCGCGTCAGCCACAGCAGCCGATACGGGCGTGCTCCAGCTGGGAGCGGAACTCGCTCAGATCGAGTCCTTCTCCTGGGAACTCGGGAGCCTCCGCCTGGCTGTGGGTGCTCCTCAGGGTGAGCCGACGATACACATCTGCCCGGTACTTCGCGCGACCACACGGTGGGAACTCAACGACGTCGGTGCGTTCTCAGCCCAGTTTCCCGTCACAGTGCCCGGGGCCGAGCAGGTGGACGCCGGCATGGAGGTCAGGATCATCCGACATGGCGAGGGCGAAATCTACCGAGGCCTCATCGCTTCGCGGCGGATCGTGCTGGAAGATGATGGGCCGGTCGTCGAGATCGAGGGGTACTCGACCGCTCGAGAGCTTGCCTATCGCACGACCCGGCTCAACTGGCGAGTTCAGAACGAAGCAGTCTCGAGCGCGGTCACGAACCTCCTTAGCGGAACCGGCTGGATAGCGAGTATCGATAGCGAAGTGAGCAGCCAGCTTGTGACCGCCGAGTTTCAAGGGGTCACACGCTTCGAGGCCATCCGCTCGCTCGCTCAGCAGGTCTACCGCCACGTCCGACCGATGCCGGTCGAGCGCCGTATCGAGGTCACCAAGGGAGAGGAGCAGAGTGGTCTCCGCTGTGTCCTGCTCCCCGAGTGGCCGTACGGCGCAGAAGACGAGGCTCTGCTCCCGATCACCCGTGTCCGAGTCTCGCGACGGGACGAGGATATCGTGACCCGCGTTATCCCGCTCGGTGCCGGTGAGGGGCCGAACGCGCTCACGCTGCGCTGGTCTACCCGCTCGAGCCCGTACCCGATACGGACGATGACTGGGCCGGATGGGCAGACGCTGTACTACCTTGAGGATACGGCGGCTTCCGCCGTGTATGGCGTGCGGGAGCGCGTCGTCGCGTTCAAAGACGTTGCTCCTCTTGCCAACTCGCCAGCCGAACTCGAGCGGGCAGCGAACGTGCTCTATGACCTCGCCGCCGCCTGGCTCGAGGCGCGGACGAGCCCGCGCGTCGAGTGGGCTGTCAGGGTTGCTGGGCCGTTCCGCCAGCGTGACCCGCTCACCGGCGACTGGAGGCTGCGACCTGGCAATTTCCTACGGTTGGTGGCGCGCGGTGTCATCGAGGACTGGGATGGGAAGAAGGTGTTCGTCGATCTCGACACCGATGCCTTTGTGCGAGAGATCGAGCGCCGGTTCGAAGGCGATGCCGAAGAAGTCTGGCTTACGCTTACCGACACGTCGCGTGTTGTGCGCGATAGTGACCTCCTCGCCGAAATCGTGAACCGGATCTGGGCCCTTGCGGTGGCACAGAAGACCGTGCCGGTACGCGAGATCCACGGGCCGTTTCGCCAGACGATCGACTCAGGGAAACCTGTCGTCATGGTGGTTGACTGGGACGAGAACGTCCGCTTCCTCCACCAGGCGAAGCTCGTCATCGTCTGCCGCCGTATCCGCTCGAACGCGACGACGGCCGCCAGCGGCGGCGGAGCGACGGTCACGTCGCAGGCTGGTGGTGGTCAGGCGGTGACGTCGGCAGGGGGTTCGGGAACGACGAATGCCACCGCAACCGGTGGGAGTCACGTGCATACCGTCGGGCAGACGCAGAACCTGACGAGCTGGTCCGATCCGGGCTGGCGCGAGCAGCTGGTTTTCGCGAATAGCTCAGCAGGTACGGGATACGGCGTCTTTGTTGGTCGCGACAACACGTCACCGACGAACGCTGAGGTCTACATGACCCAGTCCGGCAGTCACACGCACGACGTGACGCTCGTGCTGAGCAACCACACGCACTCTGTTTCCCTCCCGAACCATTCGCACAACGTCACCCTGCCAAATCACACGCACGGGCTTGTATACGGTATTTTCGAGGGCTCGTATCCCACAGGGAAGGCCATCCGCGTGCTGGTCAACGGAACCGACGCGACGAGCGCGCTCGGAGGACCGTGGGATCCGGCCGAGAATGCTCCGCTTGTGCTCGACATCACGCAGTGGCTGCAGGAGCCGGACGGGCGGCCGAAGCAGCAACGAAACCGCGTCGAGATCCAGGCGGATAAGCTCTTCGACGTCGAGATCGTGGTGAAGTCACTCACAGCGATCGCGACCGTCGTCCCGGTCTAGTGAGGGGGGCAACGATGAAGTTGCGCTACCAGTTCCACGAGACCGAGCCGATCGTCGTCCACGAGTCCGGTGCGTGCTACGTGCAGGTCACCTGGTACGACGAGGAGAAGGGCTCGGTCGTCCTCATCGACCAGGTTCCCGCTCCCTACGCGCCGTTCTATCAGGGCGCGGAACTCGAGCGCTACGTCCACGCCGTGCTGGCTGAACGGGCCAAAGAGCTGACAAGAGAGCAAATCCACCCGCCGCAACTTGCTGAGGCGCGAGCGCGGCTTGCTGGTCGTGTCTTCCGGATCGACCCGGAGGCACAGCGAATCGTCGAAGTCGTCGCGAAAGAGCTACCAGTGGAGGTCGACCGTGGAGTTGCACCTCGCGATACCCGTGGTCGTCCGACGTCCTGACGGCCTCATCGCCTACGTCATCGAGTCCGACGGCGTGACGACGACCGCGCGTTGGGTCGGCCCGTTCCCCGATGCGAAAACGATCGTGGCCTGGATCGAGACGCGTGCGGCGGAGATCGAGGAGTGGGTCACGCCCAGCCAGCTCGGCCTACCGACCGAGCTCGCTGTCCTCCGGCCCGTGGCCGAGCAGGTGGCTGCGTGTCGCAAGACGGTGACGTCTGGTTAGCGACGAGCGAGGACCAGGAGTGGGTTGCGGGGCGGCTCGTCGCCGCCCCTCGTCGTTTGAAAGGAGGTGAAGATGGAGTTCCCGGAGCGGCTCAAGTCTTTCGCTGGCACAGTAGCCGTTGTCGCTGGGGTCATCGGTCTCTTCCTCGCGCACGTACCGGAGACCGTCATGGCTTTATGGTTACTGATGGGTCTGGACATCCTAACCGGTTACGTCTCGGCCGGGATCCGCGGGGAACTGTCGTCCGAGGTGTCGTGGCAAGGCATTAAGCGGAAGATCCAAACACTGCTCATGGTGGTGACTGCGTGGGTTATCGAGAGCTTTCTGCCGATCAACCTTCCAATGTCGCTGACATCCGCGATCGCGCTCTTCTACTGCGCCAACGAGGGGCTCTCCATTCTGGAGAACGTCGCAGAAGCGGGCGTGCCGGTCCCGCGAGTGCTCCGCAATGCACTGGCGCGCCTGAAGGACGACCAGGAGTCGGACGGCAACGGCGCATCGCGAGACAGCGACGGTTAGGTTGAGGAGAGAGGAGCAGTGCGCTGGTCGCTCGGTTGGCTGCGTTGCCCGCATTGTTGTTACCCGTACCATGTGTCGGTCGTCTGGTCCGGGGCACGAGACGCCTGCGTTGCCTGCGGGGAGCTATTGGTGCCCGGGTCGGCACGACGCGTTGTCGAGCGCGGGCAGACGATCGATATCGTCACCTGCCCCTGGTGCGGGGCAGAGCAGCGCTGGGCAGCCATCGAGCGGCTGGGGCTTGCGGAGCGACGCGAGCGGGTGCGCTACCGGTGTCACGAGTGCCTGCGCCCGTTCACCGTCGAGCACGAACCGACCGAGCCGGCACAGGCGACATTCGCGGAACTGGACGAGCGCGAGCGTGCCTGGCTCGCGTTCATCCGTGCGCTGGTACTGAGACGGAGAGTCGAGCCATGACTGCGACGCACAACGGTCTCCTCACGCTGTTCGCATCGCTTGCCAATAGAGGGGTCATGGTCGTGGCGTGGTACGAGCACGATCATGCGATCGGCCTCGTGGTCGCGGGCGGGCACGTGATCGAGGTCGAGCGGCGGCGTGCGTGCGGTGAGCCACTCGTGGTCGCGGACATGCTCGCGCAGTATCTCCCGCGACGGTCTGTCCCGCGCGAGTACGACCCCATTGGGGTGCCGGAGATCGCGCCGGCTACCGCGCGCTGGTGGGGGTTTTTGCGTTGGTATCACGCTGAACGGTGCGAGGGGGTGAAACGATGAGTGCGAGCGAGCTTCTCGTGGTGGGTGTGCTCCCGAGGATTTCGGCTGACCGATTCGCGGCGTTCCTGCGCGAGGTCGGCTCACCAGCTGCGGCCGAGGCGCACGACGCCTGGTCGGCGATCGCGACGGAGGGAGTCGATCCTCTGTTTGCCCTTGCCGTCTTCTGGCACGAGTCGCGCTGTGGGACGGCAGGGGTGGTCGCGCAATACGACCTCCGCAACCCGGGGGCGACGCGGTCCAGCCGCACCGGCGTCGGCGAGCCCGTGATCATCCCGGGCCGCGGGCAATTCTGGCGGTATCCCTCCTGGGTTCATGGCTTCCGCGACCTCGCGCGGCGGCTGGTCGATCCCGGCTTCGTCTACCGCCAGCGCGGCACCTGGAGCGTCGAGCAGATCATCCCGATCTGGGCGCCGGCGAGCGACGGCAACAACCCAGCAAGCTACGTAGCCGCGGTGCGCTCGTTCATGGCCAAGCAAGGGAGCGATCCGCTCGGTGACGTGCCGGTCCGGCTCGCTTGGGTGCCTGCTGGTGCGCCGAATCGACCGGCGTATCCGATGCGACCGGCGTGGGTCACGATCCACGAGACGGCGAACGAGGCGCGCGGGGCGAACGCTGAAGCGCATCGTCGGTTCGTGCACGCTGGTGGTGGACCAGAGGGCGTCAGTTTCCACTTCGTCGTGGATGATCGCGAGGTCGT